CTGTAAACGCGGCTTACCATCAATGAGCGCATGTTCGCCGTAGGATGCCTCGTTACCGTCCACGCTCCACGCCTCTATGCCCTTCAACCCCTCAAAAAGAATATCCCCCAACTGGCAATACATGGTTGCCAAATTGGGAGAATTACGGATAAAGTAATAGACGAGTTATCGGCGTGAATACAATTGTACCTTTGCAAAACTAACACCGTATTATAAATACACACAACATGGCTATATTTTTTAATATCCTTAAAATCCTATTGTCAGTATTAATGATTGTTTTTGGAATTAGAATATTTGTCTTCGCAGCCAAAGCAAAACAATTTAAAAGGGAACATTTAGGCCGTAAAAAACGAGTAGAAGATGCAGAAAAATTGGCAGAGAGGGGAATGGTTGAAATATTGAATGAAGAAACAAAGAAATTCCAGCAAGTTGAAAAGAATTTAAGATGGGCGGACACTAATCATAAGTTTTATAATGATCTTTTAGCCGGTTGCGCTATCATCTTAGCCGCCTTAGAAATTTTACTTACAGTATCCTCCTTTGTCAAAAGGTAGCCGCACAGAGTGTACTAAAATTTTACCCGCTTCATTCGTGCCTCGTAGTCCTTCATCATTTTGTCAAACTGCCTGCGCATTTCAGCGGTCAGCATATTTGCGTCCTTTGGTGTGGCGCTGCCGCTTAACTGTATTACCGGCGCAAAATGAATAGTAACCGTACTGCCGTTACTACCTGCCATTACCGGCACTGGCGTGAACTGCTGTCCTTTGAAATGGAATACCTGATCGGCAACGTTGCTCATTGCCTGAATGAGCGGCGTAGCCCTGATACTTTGCGCAATGGTCTCCACCAGCTTAATACGGTGAATATCTTTTAAAGCGCCGGTCTTAGCCGGAGAGAAGGGCAGGTAATCGCGTATCTTGCTTACCATGCCTTTAATGGCCTCAATAGGTTTGTGGGCCACGCTTTTTATGCCTTTCCAAATACTGTCGACAATATTTTTACCGGCATTCAGGAACGTATTACCCAACCCGAACAGCCAGGACACAAAGCCCGTAAAAATACTCTTTACCCGGTTCCATAATTCACCAAACCACGACACAATTTTATCCCAATGCTTTATGATAAGGCCCTGCGGTGTATAATTCAGGAACAGCGATTTTATCGCTTCCCATGTGGCCCGGAATATGGCTTTGACCTTATCCCATAAACTGCTGAACCATGCGCGTATCTTGTCCCAATGCTTTATAACAAGGCCCTGCGGTGTATAATTCAGGAACAGCGATTTTATAGCTTCCCATGCTTTGGAGAATGCCGCCGTTACGCTGGCCCATAGGCCGACAAAGAACGACTTTATCTGATCCCAATACTTGTATATCAGAAGTGCCGCCACCGCGACCGCCGCAATAATGAGCAGTACCGGGTTTGTGGCAAACAATTTGCCGACAAAGGAAAAGGTATTGCCCATGAATTTTATCGCCGTGCTTGCGCCGTTTACAACGGAAATAACGCCATTGATACCAAAGGCCAGCATCTTAGCCGCGCCGCCCAATGCCAGCAGGCCCACACTGGCCGCCGCCGCGTATTTGATCAGCTGCGGGTGCTTCTCGATAAATGCCTGGACTTTCGGGACAACATCATTAACGAATTTGTTACCTAACTGCGCAACGGTGGGCATCAGGATTTTGCCGATATTCTCTGTTACCTCGCTCCACGCCACCTTAGCCATGCGCGTACTCGTTACCGTCTTTTCCGCAACGCCGCCGACCTGCTTTTCTACGGCCTTCATAATCATTTCCTGCGCCTTCAGCTTCTGCCCGCTTTCGGTAAGGGCTTTAATCTTTGCCTTTTCCGACTCGGTAAAAGTGATACCGGAACGGCGCAGGGCGCTGATACCTTTTATCGGGTCTTCCAATGCCTTACCCAATTGTACCGCGTTCTGGTCTGCCTCGCCAAACCCGGTGGCCGCCATATCAAAGGAAGCCTTTGTTGCGCGGTCGAACATACCGGCCATGCGCCCGATTTCGCTGCTCAGTGATTTAAAGGTGGCGATCTTAGCCTGTACCGCCATAATAGCCTCGTCCTCTACGCCAATTTGAAACTCCAGCTTACCGGCGTAGGCTTCCGCTTGCGCGGCGGCTTGGTCATTGGCAGCGCCCATACTTTTAAAGACCTGCCGCAGCCTGTTTACCGCAACCTCGTTTTCTTCTGCCGCCTCCAGTGTCGTACCAAAATACGCTGTGGCCAGCCCGCCGCCGATCAGGGCCTTGTCCCCGAAACTGTTAAGCCCTTCGCTTACCTTTTTCAGCGACTTCATTTTTGCCGACGCGCTGTTGACCGACCTGTTAATTACAGACGACATGCGGTCATACGCTGTAAGTATGACCGCAATCTTGGTTTCCCTGTCCACTAATCCTTACCTCCTGTAAACCTTATTTGTCCGGGTACATTTTTTTGAACAGCTTGTCCGCCTCCACGTACCAGTATTGAATTTTCTTTGAAGGCCACTGCAAAATTGCATCCAGCGGCGTATGTGAGAAATGTGCTAAAAACATAACGTTTTCAGCACTCACTAAAAATTTAGCGCGGACGCTGCAATTTTCAGGCGGTTGTAATCTTTGGCCTTGTACTGGAGTACGTCTTCCATAACGATACCCGCGCCGTCTATCTTGGTAGCCACGGCAATGATGGCGGGAAATACTTTTGAGGTGTCGCCGTCGGTCAGCTTTTCCACGTCCGTCATATCCATGCCTTTTAATTCGCGCACAACGGCGGTTTTGCCGGTGGAAAGTTTGAGGCGCTTTATCATGTTGCCGTTGGGGTACACATGCGTTTCAATACCCATTACCTCGTCGTCCTTGTCGGCAAAGTAAAATTTCAGTTCCTGCTCTTTGGTTTGCTGTTCCATACTGATTTAAAAATTCTGTTGCGCGAATGGGACTCGAACCCATGACCTGCGGGTAATGAGCCCGCCGAGCTGCCGCTGCTCTACCACGCTGCGTTTCTTATATGCCGAGGTTAGCGCGGTACTCCGCCAGCAGATCTTCACCGCCGACCTTGAATATGTTTGCCTCCACGTCTATTTCGATTATTTCTTCGCCGTCAACCTCCAGTTTGCAATAGGTAGCGCCGAAGTTGTTTTCCAGTTCCACGTTGTCATGCTGCTTGAAGTTGCCAAGCGGAAAATCTTTTGACTGCGCGGTGATATAGCACACCACCGGAACCTGTGATACACGGCTGCCGCCTTCGTAGGTTTCCAATGAGGCGCGTATCATTAACTGCATTGCCTCAAACGGGTTGGCCGTTTTTTTCATGACCTCCGGGTAATAACAGTTCCATTTGATTTTTCCCTCCAGCTTATCAATGCCGGAGAAATACTCAATAGCGCCGATCATACCGAGGGCCTTATGTTCCCCGTTCTTGAATTTTACCTGCGGCAGATTTATTTCTTCAGCGCGTCCCAAAAAGGAATTACCGTCCGCGTATATATTGGCATTGGTCAGCCTGTTAATAGATATTTTGTTAGCCATTATTTAAGTGCTTTAAGCAGGTTGATGTCTATGAAGCTGTTGAAGGTGATGCGCTCACCGGCGGGCGGGGCCATGAAGGATATGTCAAACACGAGGTGGCCCGCGGCTATTTCTTCGTTGCTATTCTTGGAGCGGTCAAATGTGCATTTGCCATCTATCAATGCACCGCGGCCTATAAGGGTGCGTATAAAGCTGTTGACGCTTTCCTTAATGGCATCTATCAGCGCGTTATTAATCGGCTTATCTATGAATTGCAGCGTTGCCTGCTCTACGCTTTCCAGCAGTATGTCCGCAGTACGGCGGACACATACGAAATTGTCCGGGGCGGTGCTGGTTGGAAAAGAAGCGTTACGGTTTCCCCAGGTGCGTATGCCCGTGCCGAAGCTGTTAAAAATGGTGGTAATACCTACCTCGTTTAACAGGTTTGCGTCTGAGTCTGCATCGCTGATACCGGCGGAAATATCCCGTTCAGCGCCTACAATGCCCAAAATTTCGTGGTTGGAGTCGGACACCCAAAATCCCTCGTTATTATCCACAGCAGCCCGTATCCCGGCTTTAAATGCGCTGTACGGGAAATCCGCGTTACTATCTGTTGCCGCGTCGTACCATTTAAGGTGCGGGTACAACAGTTCCGCGCGTTTGCTGGAGGTGCTGAAGTTGATCGTACCGGCAACGCCGCGCCCGCTGATTGCCTGCGAAACGGTAACACCGTAAGGCGCGTCGAGATAAGACACCGCGCGTAATTTGGTGGCTACGCTGATTAATTCCGCGGATACGGCGTTCAGGCTGGAATAACCCGGAGCAATCAATATCTTAGGTTTAAAGCCGTACAAGTTGTAAGTCAAGTCCCAACATTTCATGCCGGTTCTGGCCCCGGTAAGCGCGTCCACGTCACCGATCAGGGCCGCGGGTGTAACCGCGGAGGCATCCAGTTTTTTATACGTGAATTTCAGCGCCGTGCCGTCGGCAATAGCGGAAGACGTTACCACAAAATTGCCGTAGCTGTCCAGCGTATAATCCGTACCAGCTATGTAGGTAATGGGGTCGCCATTGCTGTCGTTTATGGTTACATTACCAATAGGCGCGGCGCTTAGTTTTGCCTTGCCGTTGGTAACGACCAGCGCCTCCTCATTTACCTGCGCGGTATGCAGCGCAGGGTTAAAAATATTTACTACGATCACCGTACCCGCGCCCTGTTTGAATATTGCGTCCAGTGATTGCGGTATGGTAAAGCCCGGCAGCTTATTGCCAAACTGCGCCGCGTCGCGGTCATTGTTGACCAGTACTAGCGTGTTAGCGTCGCCCGTGGGTGCAATGCCTATTAAACCAATTACCGCAGATTTTACTACCTGTATCGTCCGGGAGCCGCTCTCTATCTCTATCGTTTCTACACCGTGCAAAAAGTTTGCAGCCATTACTCCTCCGTTTTGTTGTTTGCTGATTGCTGAAGCAGTCCCTGCGCTACCAGCGATTGAATGAAGCCGTTATCCGCCGGGAGGGTATATGTGCCTCCGGGATGCAGGGAGTAATCTTTTGTTTGTATTGAAAAGTGGCAGGGCGTCGCTGCCGTGTATGTGTATTCTCTCATTAACCTATTCCCTCAAAATCTTATCTGTCGTAAATGCTATTTTTCCTCAAAATCCAGTCGCTTCAGAAGCGGTAAATCTTCGTCTTCCCCGTCGTCTATTCCCTGCACCCACAGCGTCTTTGCTTCAAAGTCCATTACATGCTCCCACACGCCGTCCTCATAGCGGACAAATTCATGGGATTCATGATACAGGCGGTCGCAATCCGTGGGCCGGAAGCCGAGCAGGTATTGTTTTACCAGCTGCGATAATTTGTGTATGCCTTTTTCGCCGCGCAGGAAACGCGATTGCAGGCTCAGTGAAAATGTAACAACGAGGTACTGTGAAATTTCGCCGGTGCTTTGCGGGTCGTCCAGCTTGGCGCTCGTGAACGCTACCGTGGCCCGCCCGTTGGTAAAGGGCTTTGAATACTCCGCCTGCGTTTCCGGCAGCGGTATGGCATCAAAGCCCTGCGGCTGTAATTTCTGTTGTAGCCTGTTTGCAATCTCTATCTCTAACGCTCCGTAATCCATGCTGTCACTATTGCTTTACTTCCAGTGTTGCCGTCATTGTCTTACCGTCAAACCTTGCGTGTACCTGCCGCACGTAGTAGCTGGCCCCGCTTATGGTTACTTCCTCCGTACCGTTAGCGTCCACGCTTTGTTTTAAGCCGGGAAACACGCCCATTTTGTACTCCATTGTATAGCGGTAAGGGTCGTACTCCTGATCGGCCAGTTTTTGCGGCTCTGTGGGGTTTTTAAGTAGCACCCTTGCCGTTTGTGCAGGTGAACCGTCCGAGGGCTGCCAGACGGCGCTATGCCCCATAATCGCCGTCACTGTGTCAAAAGCTGCCGCCTGCAGCCCGTCGAACAGGTTATCAGATGCCATTTGCCAGCAATAGTTCTACGGTTGCATCACCGGCGGCAGCGTCTGCATACGCATAACCGGCAAACGTATTCCCCTCCGCGGTTTTCGACAATACGCCGTCCTCGTCCGCATATAGCTTGTCGCCCTGGCTGATAGCTATTGCCGCCTTAGCAACTGCAAACACGCCAGTAAGCGATACCTCCGTTTCCTCGCCTGTGTATGCGCTGTTTGCGGCTACGCCGATAAGCCCGCCGCCTATCTTCACAAGGTCGCCCGCCAGCATGGCGGCGGCGGCAATAACCGTTAATACCTTACCCCTCGCAATAAAATTTTTCATGCTCTTGCTCTTTTTGTTTTTGTAATTAAGCGCCCGGATTTTTATAGAAGCCGCGGTGATCCCAACAAACGCCACCGAAGTCCAGCCGTGCCTTTACTTCCACGCCGTCCACTTCCCAACCGTTACGGGTTTCCGTGAACAGTCCTTGACCGTTCAGGTAGGCATAAGAAAGCATATCAACCTGCGCAGAGTCGGCGGCTAAATACCACGCTTTCGGGTCGGTAATACGCGCCTCGGTAATAATCTCATAAGCACCGTTAAACACGTTTACGTCGCCGGTCTTATTAGCGGTAATGCTGCTCATAATCTTTTGCGCGTCGGTCATCAATTCAACAGGAACGATAAAGTATTTGGCAAGGATATTGAGCGCCTCGTCCTCCAGTCCTTTCTGGCGCATCATGGCAATACGCGCGGCGGATAATGTGGTTTCGCTGATAGCGCCACCAGCAGCCGCGAGGTTCTTATGGTCGGCATGGAACAGCGTTTTACCGTCGCCCATTTTCGGGTTGCCAAGAATGAGGCCCCACATAATGTCGCTTTCCAGATTTGCCGCGGCAGCACCGAACAACTGGCTCAGGCGGGTAAACCCGTTCAGGTCGTCGTTAATAATGGCCTGCCTTGTAATGGAAATAATTTTACCGTAAGTCTCCAGCTTAAAATTTTCCTTGCTATCGGTCAGCTTGCCGTACTTGAACTCGCCGTGTTCGTTGACCTTTTCCAGTTTCAGAGAACCGCCGAACTGTACGCCGGTGATCTGTTTAAAATCACTTGCGCTCATTTGGTTGGCTAACTTCTTCCACGTCTGCGGCGCGGCGCTGTATGCACGGCGCAGGAACTTGTTTACCACGTTAGCCATGAGCGCAGGAAAATCCGATGTGGTCAGGGCGCGGCTGGCTAATTCGTCTTTAGTCATGCCGGTAGTTTTCACGCCCTGCGCATCCAGTACGCTGCGGCAAAAATCCGTTAGCGAATGCCCGCGGTAATCCTTCGCCTTGTCGCTTTCCAGCTTGAAGTTGGAAGGGTCGGCGCGGTGCGCTAATGCTTCCTCCATTGCGGTACGGTTCTGTACCGCCTCATCTACGCCGCCAGCGCCTACACGGGGAACATGCGTACCGCGTGTTTCTACCGGCTCCGTTTCCGCCAGCTTGTCAATGATTAGCCTGCGGGCTTCTTCAATAGCCACGCCGCGGCTGATTAAATCGTCGGCAAAATTATCTTCCAGTTTTGCCGCGCGTACCGCTCCGCGTATATCTGTTACGCGCTGGCGCTCCGCTTTTACTCCTTCACTGCGCACAGCTTCCATATCCACCGGCGGCGCGGCTGGCGCGGCGGCTGGTGGATATGGGGGCTGCTGTTCCGCGCCTCTTTCCTTGCTCTCCTCTGGCATTGTTGTATTTGATTTTTCTTTGCTAATGATTTGTACTTCGTAGAAGCCGCCGTCGTTGCGTGTACCGGCGTTATAATCGGCAGGAATCGGAACCATAGATATTTCCATAGGCTCCCAATCAAGAGCGCGATATGTAGGCACTTCGTCCTTCACCTGTTCGCTCTGTTCATAAGTATATACCCGGTATCCTACGGACACGTTGCGGATAATGCCGTTCTTTATGTCTGAAATAATGCCCGCTATATCGTCGCGGTCTGAAAAGCGCAATAACGCCCGGCACTCATTAGCGGTCACCCAGGCCCTTACAACCACACCTATTTGATTGGTCAGTGAATACGCACTGTGGTTGTCTAGAACCGGAGCGCCGCTATTGAGTCGCTCCAGGCGCACAGAAGTTGTGTTACAATCGAGTACCTCGATAAACTTGCCGTCCCATCCATATCGAACCACTTCGGCTTCAGTAGCGAATACCACCTCAACTGTACGGTCTGTTTCGTTGAAGCTGGTAACATCTACTGCGGCTCGTACACGGTTCTCTCCTAATTTTCTCCTCACTATCTCCGGCATCACAATTCCCCTGTGGTGCAACTAAAGTAGAGGGCATTTGCAGGGAGTAATAGCCGAGTTTTAGGCTATTTGTTGACGCACATCAATTATGCAATTTGATTGCCGCAAAGGAAACATTGTTATCTTAGTGGCCCTTCATATTTAGAAGAATGGCG